AAAACATTTTGTAGCTACTTGTTTGATCCCCAATGTTATTCTTTTCAGGTACATCTATATAAACCATTACACCATACTCCCTGTAATTAATTGTTTAGAACTATTAAAAAACTTTCTAGATGCTTTTAATGCTTCTGCATTTCTACTTAATGCTAGTTTTCTTTCTGCATCAGTTCTATAATTTGTAGATGCAGAATCTTGTTCGTTAGTATTTGCAGTTTCCATTGCACTATCATTTACATTAGCTCCACTACCTGTATTTACTCTTGCAGTAAATGATGTTGATGATTGTGCTTTTGCAAAATTATTAGCATAGTTTTCAAATGATGTCCTTCTTGCATCAAAAGCCATAGCACTTGGTATAATTGGAATACCCATTAAAGCCATTCCACCAGCTATTGCTGTTTTTAATTTTTGTTGTGATTCAAACATTTCTTTTGATATTTTTGTACTTGTTAATATACCAGCTGGATTACCAGTTCCCATTGCTGGCGCTGCACCACCGGGTTTCTGTCCATATTTCATTTCATATCCTTTGCTAGTAAGCATATAATTAAATGATCCATCAGGATTTTGTGATCCTTTTGTAGCTTCGCCAATAGATACAAGAAACTCATTTGTAGCTGTACTAGCAGCTCCACCATACATCATGTTGCCTTTATTTTTTTCTTTTTGTACTGCTGTATTTACTACTACTTTTCCAACAGATTTTGTTGCTTCTGATCTTTGATCTGAAGAATCATATCTATCTCCTCCATAACTTCCACCACCTGAGTTTGAAGAAGTTCCTTTATTACTGCTCATGTTTTCTTTCCTTCTTGATAAAATCCTCTGCCACCAGCTCTAGAAAACATTGATCTTTGTCCTACTAATCCTTTGGCTTTTCTTCTTTTTAATTTCTTTTTTGCTTCTTCATTTTTTCTTTGTTCTTCTAATTCTTCTTGCCTTCTTCTTTCTATATCTTCTCTTACTGCTTTATCTGCAGCAGTTTCTTCATATTTTGGTCTACGAAATGATCCCATATCAAATGTCTATTTCACAATATCCATCTTTTTTCAACGCACAATATAGCTGATAGGGTGTAAATACCCAAAATCTGCTCATTCCTATCAATCTTTGTACATAACTTACACATGAATGTTCTTTTATCCAGCTTCCCATTATAACTGGGAATTTTGGTATTTTTTTCTTAACTGGTACTTTTACTATATGACCTTTCTTTTGTTTTATCATTCTAAATATAGCGTCTACTTTAGTTTCTGTAAGAACTTCTATTAATAATTGACCAAATAAAGTTTCTATTAATATCCATACTTTTTTTTCAGGATCGTATCCCATAACTCCACAGTGTTTAAAACCTTTTTTAAAAAATCTATGTGTATTATGGTAATCTTCGTTTTGATAAAAGAATACTAACCATTCATTCTGTTTTGCCATATACTTCTTCTTTTTTTATCTCCAAATATATTCCAACCTCTAGTCTTAACAACTGTTGGTTTTTTTGCTCTACCAGATATTAGCTGTTTACCTTCTCCAGCTCCTAACATTAAATATTGTAAAGCATCATGAACATGAGAATATCTATTCTTCATTGGCTTTTCATCATATCTATCTCCTGATGTTTGTAATCTTCTGTAAAAATAACCACCATTAAAACCTTTTTTTAGATTTATACATCTATGATCTACAATAAAACCAGATTGTCCTTCTATTAATCTACCTAATGCTGTTTCTACTGATTCTATTCTAAGAGCTACATCATTACTATGTGTAGGTTTACCCATCAATCCATTTTGTCTTAGTATTTGAAATGGTGTTGTCTCATCTGTTTGAGCTCTAAAATCTCCAGCTGGATCACCATATATTTCTATATCTAAGTTTCTATAATTCTTTGCTATTTCATGCTTTAGAAGTTCACTAAATCTAGCTATACCCATATCAAAACAAACTAGCTCCTGTAATATTAACCATTTACCATTAGGTAGCTTTTGACCAAAGACTGCAGCTGGTGTCAATCCAAAATCTATTCCAATAAATACAGTCATTGGACCAGCTTCTAAATCTTCTTTTGATAAATGCATTTCTTGATTCCAGTTTGGATATACTGGTTTACCATCTTCTAGTGATCCTAGTTTATTCATTACATAAACATCTATCCAACCTTTAGTTTTACCTTTTATAATATTATTATAATAATCAGGTGTAAGATTATTTTTGTTTTCACATGAAATATTTTCTTCATATCCTTCTAAAGTTCCATCTTTATTCTTTTTTTCTGTCATAGCTGATGGTTGAGTATGAAAACTCCAGTTATCAGGTTTAACTAACATTAATGCTTCATCTCTTGATAAATGATCTGGTACTGGTACATCTCCAGCCATAATAGGCCACCAATGATCTTCTTCTGGTGCGTTTGTATCTGCAATAACTCCATACCAAGATGCACCACCATCTCTCATACTAGGAAATCTACCTACCCTCATAGTACAAGCATCTATAATTGATTTTGGAAGCTCTCTTGCTTCGTTTACCCATACTCCTGTAAGCTCTAATGATAGTAATTTTTTAACATCTTCAGGTCTATCTAATGCTAGGAAGATAACTTCTAAATCTAATTCACCTACTGTTATTCTGTGTGTGTAAGGTACACTCCATTGAAATGTTCCCCATTCGTTTTCAGGAAACCAATCTAACCATGTTTTTATAGTAGTTGTTTTAAGCTGTGGATTTGTATTTCTTATAACTGCCCAACGAGATTTTCTTTTACCTTGAGCATTTTTTTTCTGTAAAAGACTTCTTCTTAATATTTCTATACAACAAGCAACAGATTTACCACTACCTACTGGACCTCTTAGTCCTCTAAAAAAATCATTTCCCTTGAGAAATGCCTTTAAGATATTGCCATCTGCTTTGTAATTGAGTTGGGCCATCTATTTTACTTTGTTTAAATGTTCTACTAGCAATTTTTCTCTGATTTTTGGGCCAAGACTTTCTATTACCTTGTCGCATTCCTTGTCCGTTATTAAACTTTCTGGAAGGAATTTTAGATGTACCATTCGTACTATCTTTCTCAGTCTTTGTCTTTCCTGATAACTTATGTTGAACAGTTGTCTGTTCTCCAGATTCACTACCTTGTCTGGATCGTCTATACTCATACAAAAACTCCTTAAATAAATTCCAATCAAGATACACCATTGGATTAGAAAAGTCTTTCTTTAATATTAAAAGATCAGCTGATCCTTTCCATTTATCTAATTGAGCAAAACCTTCCCCATTCTTTCTGGCTTTGACTTCTATATTAGTTCCATCAAAGAGATCAGAAATCTGCACATCGTGGGGAAAGTCTTGTATAGCTCCTGAAAGAGGTTGCCTTCTAGCATTAAATCCTTCAGCTTGAAACAGTTTTACTATTTCGTTTTCTACTCTTGTGCCTTTTCTTTTAGCTTTACTTGACACTAGTAATTCATCATAGCTTTTTTCTTAGGCATCTTTTTCTTTTTAGGCATAGCAGCTTTTTTCATCTTAGATGCTTTAGCTGGTCTACCTTTCTTTGATCCATAAGTTCCTTTACCCATCGGCATTTGCAACTCCTTGTAGTTTATTTGTTAAGTTATGATTAGTTGCTCGAAGTTCTATCCTATCTTGATATGCTTTTTGCAACTTATCCATTAACACCTTGTTAATCTCTTTAATATCATTAACTTCATCTTTTAATTCGTCAACTCTTTTTACAATGCCATCTAAGTCCATATCTTTCATTTCTCCTGTATATTTGATTTTGGGTAAACTACAATCAATAAACAAAAGATATATACTTTTCAATTCACTTTTCTATACACTCAAGACTTAATCTATAATATTCATTATTCTCAAACTTAATCCAGTTATCTTTTCTCATTTGACAATATTCTTTTGACATTGGTATTTGATATACCATTTGATTACCAACATATTTCCATTCAGTGCCATCATATCCCCATAAACTAATTACTAGGATAAATGTTTTAATCACTTTTTCTTATGTCTATTAGCAAAGTTTCTGGCTGATTCAACGGATCGAAAACCCCATGCCCTAAGTGCCAGTGCCTTTCTCGTTGGGCGACCTTTTTCATCTTTCATTGGTCCTTTCATGCCAGCAAATCTGGCAGCAAAAGAAACTCGCCTACCATCTGTACCTTTTTTTTGTGGTTTTTTTAAATTACTTCCTTCTTTTCTTTTGAAGTAAGCTCTACCAGCAGCATTAAGTCCACCTTTGGGATTCTGATATTTTTTGGCTACCACTAAGTGCCAACTTTCTTTTGAGCCATTTTATGTGCAGCTGTAAACGACTTTCCAGCTCTCATCTCTTTTCGCATCATAGCCATATGCTTTGCAGTATGATGTTTACTGTGTTTTTTCAAAGTATCTTTTTGTCTTTGTGTTAGTTCTTTTTTCATGCAAATCTCCTATATTTTTTTACTTTAGCTGCTATAGCTTTTGGTTGTTTAGAAAATTGTTTACCTTTTTTCTTAGCTTTTCTTTTTTCTTTCGTAGTAGCAGCGTATTCTTGTGCAGATAAGGCTTTTATTGCAGCACTAGGTAAATATCTTTCGCCTGTTTCACTAGATTTTTTACCAGACTTAGTTCTCCACTTTTGCTTTCCCCATGCTGACAAGGAACGCTGTCTACGAGTTTTACTCACTTCTTTTTTTTCTTTTTAAGTGCGCCTCTACCCATAAGAATATCGGCTCTAGTAATCTTCCCATCTTTATTAAGATCTGGAAACTTACTTTTTTTCTTTGGTTTATTTTTTTTCTTCATCATCTATATCCTCCTCCAGCTGCTTTATATCTTTTAGCTAAGAGTTGTGCTTTCCTGGCACTCCACTTACCAGCAGCTGTACCTTGTACTGCACTAGCTTTTATTTGATTAAACATTCTTTTTCTCATTGTAGGCTTCGTGTAGTTTCCAGATTTATTTACTGTAGACTTCTTAGCCATTAATAAGACATCATAGACATAGCTTTTTTCTTTGGCTTTTTCTTTTTAGGCATAGCAGCTTTTTTCATCTTAGATGCTTTAGCTGGTCTACCTTTCTTAGATCCGTATGTTCCTTTACCCATTGGCATATTGTACTCCTTGTTATAGTTGTAGTGGTCGACCACCGACACTTCTACTTAACCAGTATAGTTTGTACAATATGTACCACATTAGTGTCAATCTAACCTTATCAGTTTATGATATTTTTTCTATGCACATTAACATAGAGCTTTTTTGAGCTTTATTGTTAGAGTAGGACCTATCACTATGTCAGCGTTGTACTTTTCTAACCCCCTACTCGTCAAGTTAGCTCAAGTCTATACTGACCTTTATGTCTCCTGTTACATCGTGCTTTATCTTCTCGGCTGTGCGTAATCCCACCCTATCCAGTATATCTTTACTGGCTTCTAGTTGTACATACTCTGACTTAGCTGATTCTGCTAACTTGATGAGTTTATTACTAGCGGTTACAGCTCCTAGTCCTATCTGACTAGATACTTGACGCATCATGTATTGCTGTACCTTTGGGATTCGTAATGTACGAGATGCTATTACCCTGGCTGTATCTTTACTCTTTTTCGTTGAGTATCCAGCAATTTCTGCTGCTTCGGTTATACTACACCCTGTGGTTACGATAGTATCAACTAACTTCTTTTGTTTGTCGGTTAGTTCATCATTCTTGTTTGATAATTCGTTCATGCCTGTCGTAAGAATACTTGAGTATTCTGAGGTGTCAAGAGTTAATTAGTGATAACAAGATGTGGTATGAGGTAGACCTCTATCATATCAAGATGTATGATTATAGCAAATGAGAAAATCCCAAGTCAAGCTATGTTCCGCTTCATGCTGGTCGATCCTCAAGTGCGTAGGATCTCCCTAT